CGAAACGAAAGGGTAAGCCCTACTATGTTGCTCGATGCACAGCTTATGGTGTCCACCTCGCAGGTGGTCACCACCTCCACCGTCTCCACCAATGCCATCGACGTTGGTGCGGGCGTCGTCCGCAATATCGGCTGGGGCGAGGAAATGCGCATGATGGCGCAGATTGCCGCGACCTTCACCGGCGGCACGTCGTTGCAGGTGGAAATCATCTGCGCCGATGACGCGGCGCTCACCACCAACGTTACGAGCATGGCGCTTGGTCCGGTGGTCCCGGTGGCGTCTCTCACCGCTGGCGGCGCTCTGCCGCTCGATCTCGTCCTCCCGACCAATACGCGGCGCTTCATCGGTTGCCGCTACAACGTGGTCGGCACGATGACGGCAGGCCAGATCACGGCGGGCCTCGTCCATGACACGGATCGCCAGAAGTATTACGCTTCGGGCTATCCCAACCTCGCCTAACAGCGGCGGGCCTTCGCAATAGCGCCAGCACTGGCCTATAGGTGACAAGGGGGTGCGAGGCCCCCAGGAGAAAGAACATGAAGCGTTGGATGCTCACGGAAGCGGCCTTCATCGGTGCCGCCCTTCTCGCCGCCGGTTCGGTCATCACGGAGAACGATCTCCCCGTTGGCCCGGACCCCGAGGACGAGGACGGCGAAGCCGAAATCCGCTCGGCACCGCCCACCTCCGCCATCGAGATCAACGAAGATGGGCAGGCGGTGAAGAAGAAGGATCGTGCCGCCGCTGCTGCGCTCGGCATCGGCGTCGTGGAGGTCGCCCCGATCGCGCCGCACGCGCCCAATCCCACCATGCCGCAATCGCTCCCGTCGCATGGCGTGGGTGAGACGCTGCCGCCGGGCACCTACGTTCCGGCGGACGGCGCGCAGGGCTCCGCGGAGACGCTGGAAGCGGAAATGCTCGCGGCCACGCCGGGCCCGATGGCGGCGGCGGCTGCGCCTGCGAAGGTGGAAACCGCGCCCAAGCGTCGCGGTTCGTAACCCTCATGGGGCCGGGCTCGCGCTCGGCCCCACCTCGTTTCCTTGGAGGCCGCGATGGCTGGCAATATCTTCTCCGGCTCGCCGTTCTGGCTCGCCAACCCGCTCACCGGCGCGGCTCTGCCAGCCGGGCAGTATGGGCTTAATGTCACGTTCGGCCCCGCTGCCGCCGTGGGCGATGGCGGCAACGCATGGCAGCTTTCCAAGAGCGAGGCTGACGGCCAAGGTCGCCCCTTGGCGGTGTTGAACGGCTATTTCGACGGCACGACCAATCGCTATGCGCGTGGCGACGTCAATGGCGCGTTCTCCGTGGAGAAGGGTCGCGCGATCTTCTACACGGAAGCGCCGTCGCAGACGCTCGCGAGCGGCGCGGTGTTCACCGGCGCAACCCGCGACGTGGGTGTCGCGGCGGGGGCGCTGTGCCCGTTTCCTCGTCTCGGCGTATTCGTGAACGCCAGCCAAGCCGGGACGCTGACGATTCAGGGTTCCGATGACAATTTCGCGTCGAGCTATGTCGTGGCTACTCAAGCCGTGGCCGCGGCCACTCCGCTCGATATCGTGGTGCCGGTCCGCGCTCGCTATCATCGCGCGGTGTTCACCAACGGGGCGACTGCCCAAACGGCGATCACCCTCAAGATGGGGTATCAGACCTGATGCGGACGTTCTGGCAAACGCTCATCAACGGCGCGGAATCGGCGGCGGTCGATCCCGCCTCGATCCTTTCTGACGGTGCACCTAAGAGCGAGGCGGGGGCTCCCGCATCCGGATCGGGAAAGCTCGCCTCTCGCGATGACCACACGCACGCGCGCATCACCGCCGCCGGTTATGGCTCGCTCAACGCGAGCGGAAATTCGGGCAACCTGCTCTTCATGCGCGACGGTCAGCCGATGGTGTTCGACGTGCGCCCCTGTCCGGTCCTGACTGCGGTGGCGACGGGAAAGACGCAGCCAACCACCCTGGAGGTGGCTACGTGGATCACTGACGTGAACGGCAAATATGTCGGGTGCACTGTCAAAGGATATCTCGCGCAGACCGTGCCCCCCAATCTCGTCGCCTTGCTGGCTTCCGGGGTTTACAATATCTTCGGCGCGAGCCCCGCGGGCATCGAGTTCTCCTATGTGATGATCCCCGCCAGCTAAAGGACGCCTCCCGTGCCGCTCTCCCTCCTCGATATCTACAATGCCGCCTTGGGGGAGTGTCCCGCGGGCACGATCGCATCGGTGAACGAGAAAAGCCAATCGGCCTATGAGTGCAATCGGGTCGGGCCGCAGGTGATCGGGGAAATGGTGGAAGAGTTCCACTATGATTTCGCTGTCACGCGCAGTGGCCTTGCGGTTGTCGGCAATGATCGGGGTGGTGAGTGGAGCTTCGCTTATGCGGTGCCCGCCAACATGGCCTCCCCGTTACGTATCCTGCCCAACATCGGAACGTCGAACGGCATGGTCCCGCTCCTGGCCGGTCAGACCCTTGCGCCTGTGATCGGCGCATCGTTCGGTGATCCGTTCCGCATTGAGTACGAGATCGCGGACGATATCCTCTATTGCAACGTGTCCGGCGCGCTCCTCGAATATGTCCGGACGGACGTGGACGTGTCGAAATTCCCGCGCATGTTCGTCCGCGCGTGCGCGCTGGAGATCGCGCAACGCATTGTCATGCCGCTGCTCAAAAGCCGCGAGCGGCAGCGGGAGCTTGCCCAGGCCGCGGAGGTGATGAAGCAGCGCGCTATTGCGGACAATCTGAACCGGAAGCCTTCCTCCACCTATGGGTATCTCTCCGAGATGGAATTGGCGCGCGATGGGTATATCGGCTGATGGCTTTTCGTAAGGGAATCCACAATTTCTCGAAGGGCGAGCTTGCGCCGGAGCTATGGGGCCGCACGGATATCGCGCCGTATGCCGCCGGTGTCCGGCAAGCTCGCAACGTCCTGATCCTCAAATATGGCGGGCTTACCTTCCGGCCCGGCTTCGAGTTTGTATCTCCCTGGTTCGATGAGACGCAGGACGGGCGGCTCTTTCCGTTCCAGTTCGATGAGGGCAAGAGCGGGCAGAATTACGCCTTGGAAATGGGGCAAGGCTACATGCGCCCGGCGGCTGGAGGCGGCATGGTTGTCGAAGACGTTCTCACGGTCACGAACGTCACCAACGGCAACCCCGTAATCGTGTCGATCCCATATCATGGCTATGCGGTAGGCGATGATTGGGCGGTTAGCGGCGTGCTTGGTGCGATCGAGATCAACGATCAGGTTTGGCGCGTCACCGGGATCATCGATGTGAACCGCTTCACCATCAATGCCGATGGCACGGCCTGGGGTGTGTTCGCGGGCGACTCCCCTGGCGGGATCACTCGCACATCTGCACCCGCGCCACCCGCCCCGCCGCCGGTTATTCCCCCTGTCGTGCAGCCCGATCCGCCGCCGGTGGTTGTGCCGCCATACCAACCTCCGCGTTATTGCGTTGCGGTCGAGTCGCTGATCCTCATGGCGAATGCCGCGGGCACCGGCCCCGGCGAGTGGAAGGTGGCGCGCGACATTGGCGTGGGTGAGCGCGTGTGGACGCAGCACGAGGAAACGCTCGCTTGGGGCTGCTACCGTGTTGAGCGCAGCGATTTCGAGGTGGAGGATATCTTCGCCGCCGACGCCTTCCCCGACGCGAGCGCGGCGCATCGCTTTGGCGCGGAGGACTTTGTCGGCGGGTGGGTCCGGATGGATGAGATCGGCACCTATGCTCGCCGCGGAGTTGTTTGGAGCGCCACAATCGAGGGTGCGCACACCTATTTCGCGCGGCACCCTGCGGCGCTCGATGGGGTGCTTTCGCACAACATCAAGCAAGAGCAACGCATCGAGGATTACGCATAATGCCCGGCGCTCGTCTGTATCGTGTCGGCTCCCCGTTCAATGCGGTCGAGCTTCCGGAGGTGGATACCGAACAATCCGCTGACGTGATGTATCTCGCCCATATCGATCATGCGGCGGGGAAGCTGCTCCGTCGCGGGCACACCAATTGGGCGTTCGCGGACGTGGCATTCGGCCCAACGATCTCGACGCCAACCGGCACCGTCGCGACCGCCACCACCCCGAACACGGACTCGGCCAATAGCGGCAACAGCTACTTCCCGCAGCCTGCGAGCTACGTGGTGACGGCGGTGGACGATGACAGCGGGCAGGAAAGCCGCGCCAGCACCGCGGGGACGTGCAGCAACGATCTCACGCTCAAGCGTAATTACAACACCGTCACGTGGACGGGCGTAACGGATGCGGAGCGGTATCGCGTCTACAAGCAGGAGAACACCGCAGGTTATGGGTGGATCGGGGATACCACCTCGCTCTCGTTCCGGGATGACAATATTGCACCCGACCTGACGGACTCGCCGCCGCTCGGCAATAATCCGTTCGTCGGCGCGGGCAACTATCCCTCCACCGTCACTCTTTTTGAGCAACGGCTCCTCTGGGCGCGCACGCGCAACAAGCCCAATGGCGTGTGGGGCTCGAAGAGCGGCGACTATGAGAACCACGACAAAAGCCGCCCGCTTCGCGACGATGATGCCATTGCGTTCGCGCTCGTTGCGCAGCGCGTCAATGCGGTCAATCAACTCGTGCCGCTCACCGATCTCCTCGGCCTGGGCTCGGACGGCGTTTTCCGCATCGGTGGCGGCGACAATGGCGGCTATCTGACCGGAACGCCTGTTGTGCGCCGTCAGTCGGGCCGCGGCTCCTCGCGCCTCAATCCGATCGTGGAGGACAATATCGTCTTCTTCAAGACGAGCGTGGGCAATGAGGTGCGCACGATCGGCTACAGCTTCGACGTGGACGGGTTCAAAACGAACGATGTGACGATCTTTTCGCCGCACCTGTTCGACGGCCACGATATCCTGTGGTGGGCCTATGCGCAGCAACCGCGCTCCATCCTGTACGTGGGCCGGGACGATGGCAAAATCCTCGCCTTCACCTGGGAAGCGGAGCAACAGGTCTGGGGTTGGACCGTTCTCGAAACGGACGGCTTCCCCTTCACCGGGTGCGTTATTCCGGAGGGCGGCGAGGATCGGCTTTATGTGGGCGTGCGCCGGACGATCAACGGGCAGACTCGCCGGTATATCGAGCGGCTTGCATCCCATCGCTGGGATGATGTTTCGCAGTCCTGTTATCTCGATTGCGCCGCGCGCCGCCGGTTCGATACGCCGCGCAGTCGCATCACCGGGCTCAACCATCTCGAAGGCCGGACCGTCAATGCGCTGGTGGATGGCAACGTGGTTTCTGGCCTCGTGGTGACAGGCGGCGCGGTCGATCTCCCCTCTCCTCTCAAGGGGCGCAATATCGTTGTGGGCATCCCTTACGAGGGGACAATCGAAACGCTCCCGCTCGTGGTCGAGGGCGGAAACGGGACGAATCAAGGCCGCAAGCAACAGGCGGCGGAGGCGGTGGTGCGCGTGGTGAAAATGCGCGGCATCGAGGCGGGGCCGGACGAGGAACACCTTTTCGCGATCAAGCCGCGCAGCTTCGAGCCCTATGGGGTGCCGAACGAATTGAAGACGGGGGACTATACCGTCCAGATGGCCGCGAAAACGGATGACGAGATCACGCTCCTCATCCGCCAGCGCGAGCCGTTGCCGTTCACGCTCACCGCGGCTTTTCTTGATCCGATCGTGACGGGGTGATGGTCGGGGGCGCTTCGTGTGCCACCGCCTACCGTGACACGCCCCCGTTCGGCTTCCCGTCTTTTCCGGGCCGTCACCCTTGTGTTTGTAACGCGGGGGGGCATACCGCGGCCTTAACGGCGAAGGGGAACGGATAGATGATCGAGATGGTGGCCGCAAGCCCTGCGCACACCCGCCGCATCGCAAACGCAATGGGCTATTGGGATCGTATCGAGTGTGAGGCGGGTGGCCGATCACCGATCTCGGCCCTTCGCCTGTCGCTCGCCGGTTCCGTGATGGCGTGGACGGCGCTTGTTGACCGCGCGCCGGTCGCGATGTGGGGCGTTCAACCTCTCTCGGAAGTTGATGGCCTGGGCTCGCCTTGGATGCTGGGCACTGATGAGGCGAGGCGGCACCCGCGGGCTTTCTTCGAGGGCGGTGCGCTCACCGTGCCGGAGATGCGATCTCGTTTCCGGCGTCTTGAAAACGTGGTAGCGGTCGGCAACAAGCCCGCGATCCGGCTCCTAGCCCGGTGGGGCTTCATGGTGGGAGGTCCGGTGATGCAGCGCAAAGGGGTGGATTTCGTGCCGTTCGTCATGGAGCGGGCCGATGTGTGAGCCCGTAACCCTTGCCATTGCCGCTACTGCGGTCGCCGCGGCGGGAACCGCTGTCAAGACGATCAACACCATGAAGTCGCAAACCTATCAGGCGCGCGTGGCGGA